GGACAAATGCACCGTCCACCCATCCAGCAAACAAAATGCGATCACTAATCGGGCGCAACTCCCAGATTTCCCCGTCAAGATGCTTGACATACGTTTCCGGCAGATATGTGCCGTTTACTGCAAGTGCCTTGACGTATTCGCGGATTTTCGTGCGCTTGATACGACTATCCTTGCTGTTGCTGGCTTCCAACTCTGCAAGATAGTCCAAGATGGCGGACTTTCCTTGCCTATCTACATAGAAAATTATCTTATGCAATCCCTTCTCCCTCCTTCTTCTCAATGATAACATATTCGTTATCGCCTGTCAAGTGCATTTCTTTTCCTTTCTTTTCGTTGGTGGGACAAATGGGACAAATCGGGACAAACGTTTGTCCCACCTCAAATGCAGTAAAATCAAGGCTTTGCGGGGTGGTGGGACAATGGGACAAACTTTTTCTCTATAAACTATATTTTTTTTCTTTGCGGCTTGTCGGTTTTTTAGTAGTTTAGTTTAAAAAAAAACATTGTCCCATTGTCCCAAATAGCCTATCAAATGCAGTAAAATCAAGGCTTTGCGGGGCGGGACAAACAAACCAAAATCATTGTCCCGCTTTGTCCCATTTGTCCCGCTCGTGGTTGAATTTATTACCATATCGAACTAAATTCGCGAAATAAATAAAAATCCCTCCCTTGTTGGGGGAGGGTAGTGTTTGTTTAGTTAGGAAAATAAATCCAGCGTTTCTTCTCTCCGTTTCTTCTTGTTGGCTTTTCATCCTGCACCATGCCACATGCTTTCAATGCAGCACTGACTTGCTTTGCAGAATATCGCCCAAGCTCCGCAGGGTAGGCAATCTTGAAGTCTGTTGGAGTTGTGCAGAATGCTTCTCGGTTAGCATCAGTCAAGCAGTCGAGAATGTCCCGGCACTCCTGTTCCGCTGGCAACTGGACAGCAAAGTTGCTGTTCCGCTCGTTAAGTTGTCTGCGTTCATCCGCAGTCAGGCGGAATCCTTGCATGTCCTTCTGTGTGTAGGCATATGCCTGTTTCCAGACCATTTCCCAAGGGAATTTTCGCAATGCGTCAAGCTGCATCGGCTGTTTGATGGGAACTGTCCAGCAGCGACGGGAAACGCCATCGTCTGGGATGAACTCCGTGCTATTGCATGTAGCGCCGAAATTTGTCCGGCGCGGGGCTTCGGTGTCCTGCCGGTCGTAGGTCAGCCGGTAGGCATCAAATGCGTTTGTGACAAGCGCCTTGAAGGTGTTGGCGGTTTGAGATGTAACACTGCGTTCCAGTTCACCAAATTCAGTAATCCACGATGTAAGGCAACGCCGCTGAAAGTCCTTGTCGTACTCTGACAGTCTGCCGCCTTCCACGAACCATTCAGCTTTCATGGCAGCATAGCGGAAAAATGACGTTTTGCCAACTCCGGCAGCACCTTGCAGAACTAACATGCCATCAGCCCCGAATGCTGCCCCCTGCTTGTTTTGCAGTAGTGCAGCGCCTTGCCAAAACCATTTGCGAACCAATGTCTGCGAAAGCGTGTCTGCCGGGTCTATGTGCATCAGCGGGAAAAGGTCGGCAATGTAATCATGTTCGCCGCCCCATTCGCGTTCGTCTGACTTGTTTGGAAGTATGATTTCGCTTAACGGCGGAATTACTGGACTGGACTTTGCTATGATTTCCAGCAGCATTTCGATATTGGCGACGGAAGCTCCTGTGTAGAATGGGCGCAGGGATTCACTTAAAAGTTTTGCAAGGAACTTGTCATCTCCCCAATGTTCCCTGCTTTCTTCTTGCCAATCGGTGAAACAGTCAATGTCCATCTTGTGCCGCAGTTCGTTCCAATGCACCGTGATTAGGCGCGAATTAGTCTGCAATTCTGCTTGCAGCCGTTCACGGTCAAGAGGTAAGCGCGGGTCTGTTCTCTTTTGTGCTTCGTCAGGCATCCGCAGTACCTTCTTTCAAGGTGCATGGCTTGCCGTCCGGGTCGATGACAGAATAGCCACGCTTCAGCAGATGATTCACAGCAGCATTGTTGCGCCACTTCTTCACCTTTGCGGGGTTCTTCTCTCGGTAGGTTTTCTGATACTTCTCATAGTCAAACGTTCCAGCCATTTCGGGGAACCTCCTTCGTTCGCCCTCATGACCGCAACCGTTTTATACAGATGGTAGGTTAGAGTGTAACGTTTACATTATGTGCTATACCTAAAACAGTTAGCATGTACAACACCAAAAATATTTAGTGTTTCCATCAACATAGAGTTGACATTTCAGGCAACTATGCGTTACAATACTGAATGCATCAAATTTGTTGTGGAGATGAAACTCTACAACGCCATACCATCTGTTCAGCGGCTGCAACCACTGGGCAGATTTTTTTGTGCCTGTATTAAGCACAAGTACAGAATAACTCTATTCCGGCGCAATGTCAAGCTCTCATTACTCTCATCTTTTTGGGCTATTTCTCCAGAAACGCAATAATCGCAAAAAAAGCGTTTTTTCAAACAAGCGACAATAAAATATTTTCGTATTATTTCGATTTTGCTTTTTTGCTAATAGATGCTGTATTGGCAAGCAGGGTGATTTTAGCAATCACCAAAAGCAAGAAAAGCCGTTCTGCAATGAACGACTTCTACTTGCGGCTGTCTGTATTCGCACAAAATCCCCTCTAAGGCGTTCCAGCTTTCAAGCGGTAAATTCCTGCTGTCTCTGCTGTGCAAACCGTTAGAAGGGCTTTTCTGTTGCGCTGTGGGCGTGTCAAGGCGCTTCGCTACATCTGCTTCACAGAACACAGAACCTTGTCAGCCTCAACGATGGTTTACACGTTCCCGCATCGGTCTAAGTTGGGTTTAGGGGTGTCGGTTAAAACGACGGTATTCTTTTCATCCCATCCTTGCAAGAGTTTTGATTGCTCTGAGGCATTCCAGCTTCGGGGGTAGAAATATACCAGAAACACGCCGAAAGCGCTCACAGCATCGAAAACTACTGTAAAATCCGTGAGTTTCAGACAAACGCGCTTGCTGATTTCCTCCCGTTCTGAAAAAATCACACTGCGTTTAACGCAGGGCAGGATATTCCCGTATATAAGCCCTCCTGTTCCGTATTAGGTTTTCTAAGGTTTTGAGTGCATATGGACTGCATACGCACCTCCACCATGTGGCGGAATATCAAACGCATAACCATGCAAAGAAGGGTTTTCCCCCTCCCTCAATTGTGAAATGCAGTGTTTTCAAGCACTTCACTCAATTCAGACCGTGCGCAACTCTGCGCAAAACTACGGTTTCACGAATAGTTGGCGGTATTTCGTTATGAATCGCCGCATTTCGGCTGCATAACAATGCGGAATTACATATCGTCCCGAATTTGAATGCAAAGTGTGCCGTTCAGTGCCGTCATCAGCGGTTCGCGGCTGTCTCCTGCGATTCGCTGTAACATTTCCGCGTCACTGCTGAACGAACGGTCATAGCGTCCTGCCGCCACGTTCAGCGTCTCATAGCCATTCGGATTGTAGTAGGCTTGACAGCGGTCAACGCTGCTATCGTAGAACCGCCGCGCGGAAATGACGTTGCTCGCCCAGCGTGTCAAGGCTGCCGCTGCTTCTGTGGCTTGCTGGCGTGTTACTGCCTCACGGTGTAGAATGCCTGAAACGCCTGTAATATGCTTCGCGCTGGCAAGGTCGCGCAACATGTCCATTGCTGCAGGGTCATCCTCGATGGTTGCGGTTGCATCCGCTATGTCATCCCGCGTCAGCTCTCGCAGTCCGGCTTTCATTGTCAACGCCTGTACCACTCGCAAACCGTCCTCCGTTATTGCTGGCGTTTTGATTTTGCTGGCATTCTCCTGCATGTGTTCCGTCCACATGTTCAGCTTCTCAATTGCCGCGCTCCGTGCTGCCGTGATTGCTGCGTCCCGCGTCGCTGCTGCTGCCTGTTCTCCGTCCTTGTAGTAGTCCGTGCCTTGTGTGTCTCCAAGCGCGTCAATGGCTTCCTGATATGCTTTCCATGCATTCATGACGTTCTCACGGTAGCCGTTGAGTTCGGTTCTGTACATGGTCAATGGTGTTGGCATTTCTTCTCTCCTCCTGTCAATCTTCGTCAAGTCCGAATGCTCTTCCAAGCTCGAATTTTGCTGCGAACGCGTCGTTCTCCTGCTGCTTTTTGACTTCCAAACCAGGCATAGGCTTGCCAATCGCACGGTCAAGCACCATTTCAGCGGCTTTCAGGCGTGTTGGAAGCGGTGCTGTTGCGTCACGCATGATTGCCGCCAATAATTCAGCGGCTTCTCCTGCAAGCGCCTGTATTGCCTCCTGCGCGGCTTTTTGTGCGTCTGTGCGCTTCGGTCTGCCGCCCGGATTGCCGCTTGTCCCAGGCGCGAATGTGCCTGTTTTAGTCCTGTTCTGTGGCATTGCTGCTTTCCCTCGCTTTCTCTCTCCGTTGCTGCTTCTCCTGCTCCATGCGTTCAGCTCGCCGCATCCAATAGCGTTCTTGTGCTGCTTGCAGTTCCTTCCTGTGCGTCCGCGCGTATTCACGGAAATATTCCCGCCTTGCTGCAACTGCTCGTTCGTTCATCCTTTCCCTCCTGTTGCTTTTTCTTTGTTATTATATCATCTTTCTTTTTCGTTCCTATATACGGAATATATACAAGTCTGAATTTCCATAGCGATAAAAAAAGACGATGGAGAAGAAATTCCCCTCCACCGTCTGCAAGGCTTTACGCTTGCGGCTGCGCTGTCCGCATCGGAACAATGGCAAGTGTCATTCCAAGCGGTGCAAGAACCTTCAAAAGGGTTTCCAGCTGCGGGTTTGCGTCCCCGCGCTCCATGCGGGCAATCTGCGGCTGCTTCACGTCACTCATCTCTGCAAGCTGACGCTGGCTGATGCCCTGTTCTTTCCGCGCCTTGACCAGCTCGGTGATAAGCGCAACGCGAATATTGCTCTCCGCGATTTCCTCCGCTGTAAAATGCTCCTTGTCGAAATCGTCATCCCATACGGGGAAGCCGCCCTTCGTGTAGTTCATGATTTGCCCTCCTTTTCTTGTTCGCGTTCTTTGAAGTCCGCCAATTCCCGCTTTGCCTGCTCAATCTCTCGCTTCGGCGTTTTCTGCGTTTTCTTCACAAAGCTATGCAGCAGGACAAATGCACCGTCCACCCATCCAGCAAACAAAATGCGATCACTAATCGGGCGCAACTCCCAGATTTCCCCGTCAAGATGCTTGACATACGTTTCCGGCAGATATGTGCCGTTTACTGCAA